TCAGCTTCAAAGGCATTTCGTATACCTGGGCCTGGGTCTACTATGTCTATCTCAGGATCTTTAAGACGTCTTAATCCTGCATCGTTGTCGCTGATACGCAGACGCATCTCTTGTGTAAGGGTTTCATCCCAATACCGTCTAACCTCGTCTATACGGGCCTGCACCATGGGGATGGCTTCATCTACCGTCTTAGGTAGTTTGTCTGCGCCCTGAGTGACGAGCGTATAGCCATCACCATATTCCCGTTTGACCGCGTTTAGCCAAGCCTCCTCACCCTGGACAGAACGGATCGGGATATTTTGGCGTGTAAACGGATCCTCGATAGTACGACCCGTGATGGCGGCATCGGCTATCAGAAACTCTAATCTACGGATTGGGATATCCCATAGTTTATGATTACCAAGGAAGATGCTTCCCCATCTATTGGTATTCACCGTGTCTCTAATGGCTATATCCTCATCTACGGCGGCATTAATTCTGGCGCGCTGGTCGTCAGATAGCTCATCTAGTTTCTTGCCGCCGAAATAGGTAGGCTCTACTCTGCCAGTCTGCTCTTCTAGGAGTCCTCGGGCCACAACCTGCTCGGCTTCTTCCGCTGCTTCTCGGACATTCTTTCTTATATTGCCGAAGAGAGTATGGAGGTTTGCGACTTCTGCTGATTTACCCCGCGTAGTAACACCAAGTTCCTCCAGGTCAGCCCACACTTTCTGAACTATGTCTTTCTGTTCGCGTACAAGGTCGTTCTTAGCTTCCACTAAAGAACTTAATGATTTACCCTCGCTACGTGCTTTAACTATTTGTTCGTCTAAGTCTCTATCACGTAACCTGATCTGATCTAGTTGGTTAGCTGCATCTTCCATGACCCTGAGTGGCTCACGCCCGATCCTCACGATAGTAGCCACGTCTTCAGGATCTGTTATCCCATGCCTAGCGGCAAACTCCTCTCTGAGGTCGCCAACCGACCTCTCTGCCCAGTTACGTCCAGACTCTGTACCGGGTACGTTCCTGGGTGTTCTCCAATGGGCAACATCTGCCTCAGGGTCAGGGGCCTCTACGGCCACCCGGCGTGAGGGTCTAGTAGCATCTGTCTGTGACGCCCACCGATGGACCTGTTTGACCTTACCCATCAGGTTCTCGCCCAGTCTGCCCAAGATCTCAAAGGGCAACTCGGCGGCAGCCTGGGCTGCACCTGGGATCTTAGGTATCGCTCTGGCCCCACCAACCAAAGCTTTCGCTCCTCCCCCTAGTAGAGCCGCACCTACAGCCTCTTCTGCTGCAAAAGGCAGCAACGCAGTCCTAGCAGCCCCACCGGCATATCCGATAGGGCCAGTCTTGCCTGCGGCAGCGATAGTTCCCCGGATAGGGGCTGTCGCAGGTGCTGCTACCCAAGGGAGTATCTCGCTGGTCAGTCTGGCAGCTAATGGCTGTTGTTGGTATTGCTCTCGCCACTCATCCTGCCAGGGTGCTAGAGGTGCACCTAATTCAGGGTCAGGGCCTAGAGGGGTCGGCCAAGGAAGCTCTGGACGGTCATAGAGCGATCTAGTGCCGAACTCGCTCATGATGGTGGCCCCTATGGGCTCGTCAACATATTTCTGAAATGCCTGGATGGCAGCCATGGGAGCACCAGCCATGAACTCACGCGCAGCCTCACCCCCACGTCCGGTGACCAGACCACCAACCTCGGGCGGTATAGCGTAGGTCTCTGCCCCATGGGGCAGGTCGGCCCCAGGCATATCCTCTAGACCAGGTATGGGCAGGAACCCCTGAGTATCACGGGGTGGGGCTACCATCGCCCCGAACTCGGCATGGTCTAACACATACTGTTCGAACGCATTACGGACAACAGGATCATCTGTCCCTACCTGTACGATGGGTTCGGTATCAGTAGGTGCCACAGGGCGCGATGGCATACGCACCTGACTGTAGTCGTCAGCATACGTTATACCTATCGGGTTAGGGAGACGGGGTGAGGTCACTGGTACAAGAACCTAGCTTGTGGTGCGTATTGTCCTACTCCTGCCCCACGCATAGACGGGGGGAGGGCTTGGAACTGTTGGCTATAGGGGAAGTCCTGTAAGAATTCACCGAACCGTTGGGTTGGGAGTTGCCCCTGGCCCAACTCACGGCCTAGCCCACCCATGTACTGGTTGTACATATTCTGGAACTGGCCCTGGAAGAACTGACGTTCGCGTGGGCTACTACCATATGGTGTAGCTTGCCCCTGTCCACCCAAGCCGAAGTAAGCGGCCCTGGGCTCGGCTTCCAAGAAATCCGCAAAGGGATTGGTAAAGTCGAAATCACCGAATTGTTGAGCCATCTCTTACTCCTATTTAAAAGCCCTGAGTCTGTCTGGTAGCCAGTCAGTCTTGATCACGGCACCACCCTTAGTTCTGACAAAATCAACTCCGGGGGATGTTTGTTGGTTCTGGAAAGCTTTACCGAGCGGTGCGCCTGTAGCGGTCACTCCGTGTTTCATGAGTATGTCATTGTATTCAGCTTCGCTGAGAGCGGGGAGATCAGCTTCCTTTATCTCTCCCCTTTGTAATCGGCCCAAATCCTCAACTCGTATATACCCCTTGCCTGTAGCAGGGCCTGGGATCCGTATCCACTCAGCCATTTCTGGTTGTTGGGCGTTCATGATGGACTCGACCATCAGGTTCCCTTGTTTATTAGAGTACAGACCACCTGCGAGGTCCTTTTGTATCTGACTCAGGGCTGTTAGAGTCCCTTCCGTCACATTCAAAGAGTCGATGGTGGAGTCTCCCCTGTCAGTCTGTATATATCCTGAGGCGTCTCTGACGTTACTCTCTTTCCACATATCGACCAGAGATATCGGATCATCTTTTTCTCCTGCTGCAAGGAATGGCGAAGGTATATTGGCAGTCTCTAACTCTTCGGTGATAGTCACATCCTCCGGTAAGAAAGATCCTTCCAGAGCGGGATTCCCGAAAACGTTCGCTATAACGGACTCAAGGGGATCGGATTCCACAGTCTGAGTAGGATCGGGTTCCACCGTAGGCACAGCCGTAGGTAGAACCGTAGGATTAAGACTCTGGATCTCACTACCCATACCTAGAGCCGGGTTAGCTAAAAAAGATTCCGGTAACGGCGTTCCCTCCATGCCCAGAGATGCCCGTAAGAAGTTACCCGTTGGGTTAGCCCCCATGAACCTATCGAATAATCTCTGGTACCCGCTCTGTAAAGCAGAGCGTATGGCAGGAGCAGACCGCTGTAAGGCAGGTAGTGCCGCCGCCGCTAGTTGGTTCTGTGGGTCGGCAAAGGTCTGTTGTAGTGCCATGTCCAGGGGATTGGTAGCCGCCGCCGCGCCTGGCGATATCAGGTTAGCGATCCGCTGAAGCCTGGTCTGTAGGTTCTGTCCCGACAACTGGGATGTGAACCTACCACCTGGTGTCGCGGGGTTCATGCCGTATAGGTTCCCCTGTAGGAACTGGCGGTACGGGTTCTGACCCAACATACTCTCGGGCATGTTCACACCAGGCTGCTGTAGTGCGTACTGGGTAGAGAGTAATGGTTGCATGGCAGCAGCGGCCTTACGCCCCAGTGGGTTCAGTGTCCACGGTGCTTCCGCAGTCATCTGACGGTAGACATCGCCGAACGGTACGAACTGCCCAGGGTTGAAGGCAGACTGGGTCATATCGAACCCCGTATCGAAGGGATTGGCGAATGGGTTAGCTCCGAATACTCCTCCGGTAACAACCATTATCTTAAACTCCCGAACAGACTTGCTATATCTACGTTTGCGCCACCTGCTGGATCTCGGCTTGCCGCTATATCATACAACCTCTGGAACGCAGACCGCATCATATCTCTTTTGAACGGGTCGGTACGCATCAATGTCGGGGCCTGGACAGCCGACATCATATTCTCTGGTTGCGCAAGCCAGGCTTTCCATTTGGCAGCCTCTATATCCTCGGGGCCGATCTGAGTAAAGTCGGTTGGAAACGCCGCCGCGCTTTCCATAGCAGAGGCTAATCCAGTCTCGAATCCTTCTGCACTCCAGGGCTGATAGTCCTGTAAGAAACTCCTGGGGCTCTGGGACTCGCTCAACCAATACTGTAACTGGGCAAACGGGTTCTGTGCCGCGAGAGCACGACGGGCTAACGGGTTCATAGATCCTGGTGTAGCCGCCGCCTGTTGTCTCCAGGCCGTCTGGAACGGCACCTGTGAGGCATACGACTCAGCACTCAAGCCAAGAGCCTGCATCTGTTCAGGGTTCATGATCCCTTCTAAGAATCCAAGATCTCCGCCACTAGAAGGATCGGGCAGCTTAGGAGTAAAGGTAGTCGTAGTTGTTGGATCCATAGGATCAAGATTGTATCCAGTAAGATCGGCTCCCGATGGTTGAAGGTTGCCCCACATACCGGGATTGGTGTTCATGTATATGCCGATAGGCAAAGTATCAAAGCCCGATAGGGTGCGTATGTCCCCCATGGCATCTCGCAGCACTGATATCACATTGTTATCATCAGCCGCTTGAGCTTTACGGGCATTTGCACTGGTACCATAGTCAGGGTTATTACTTATGTACTCTCTGGCCATATCACCAAGAGCGTTAAAAGACTCTGCGTCATTAGCCCAACTTGAGGGATCGGTACCAAGTAACTGACGCAAGAACAAGGTGTACGGTGTGTCATCTTTAGCGGTTACATCCTGCGCAGAGCCAGGTGACTCACGGACTATTTCCCCCAACGGAGTAGGATCACCAGTCATTTGGACGAATTTACCGCTCCCACGACCCCCATTGATATCGCTGCCTTCTACGAACCCAGCTTTCTCATCCTCAGATAAAGGGGTAGACTCCAGGGCTCCAGTGAACTGGTTCGTGGATACCGTCGTGCCCCGTCTGCTCTGTTCGTTCCTGGCTGACCAGAAGAGGCTATCAGTGATGCCCTGACCGCCAAGTCCCTGCTTTACCAGGTCTCCCAATTGTTTATCAGTCAGGTCAGATATCTGTGTATCTTTTCCTATACCGAATAACGTAGGACTATCTGGGGCGAGTTCGGCAACGGTCTGGCTGGGATCCCTGTTGGTCATCCGGTTGTAGTCGGTCATAGCCGCCGCTCGCTGTACCTCTTTGATCGGTGCGTCGATCTCCTGTACATCTGCGGCAGTCACCGGAGCCCCCTGGTTGACCCACTTATCCTGAGCGGCCTTGATCAAAGCCTTGGTATTGATGGCACTGTTGAATATCTCGGCACTGATGCCAAGGTCCAATGCTTCTTCGAATTCTTCTAATTGTTCCTGGTTATTCTCTGGAGCACCTACGTTCTGCTCAGATATGGCCTCACGCAGGGCACCCATATCAACAGAACCGTGGCTCCGTTCGATGGCGGCAGCCGCTACCGATAGAGCCGACTCCAGGTTAGAACGACCCGTGCCAATAGAGATGCCGCCCTTGATCCCGCTTTGGGCTTCGGATAGTCTGACTGTGATCTGCGCCATCTACTATGCTCCCGGTGGAAATAAGCCTAGTCTTGTTAGCCGTTCGTTTATACCCATCCGACCCGGCCTGGGTGAACCTGCCGGTACGTTAGGTCCTGCCTGCGGCGTGGGCATCGGAGGTGGTGTCCCCATCATGGCCGGTGGCATCACTGAAGGTGAGACACCCTGGGGAGCGGGACCTTGCTGTGGGCCTCCCGGCCCTCCCGGCCCTGGCGGGGCTCCGCCCCCAGGAGCCATCCCAGGCATCATGCCCTGGGCTCTCATCATCTGTTTCTGGATGATCACTTCCATGAGCTGACCGAAGTAGAACTGGCTCAGGTCTGAACGGCCCCGTTCTTCTGTTGCTTTAAGTAGTGACCAGAGTTGGGCCTCGGGTAGTACCTGTTCTGCCAGTTGTTCTTTGATCGCGGCATCTGCTTCGTCAGCGTTCTGCAAGCCGAGTATCTCGTCCCGGATCATGCGGTCAGGTAGGAGCGGCATCTGGCCGTCTCTGGCTATCTGGGCCATATTCATCTTGGTCATGTCATCTTGCGGTAGGTCACCGATCAGGGTGATCTCTGGTGCGCCTATCCCTTCGATGATGTTGGGTTCGATCATCTCGTCGAACCAGTTTCGGTTATTGGCCCAGCCTGCAAGCTGCATGGTCTGGAAAGAACCCGACGCGTACTGGTCGGAGAACAGGTTGCAGACCTGCAAGTAGGCGTTGGCTAGAGACTTCAGCCGGGGTTGGATCACGGTCTCGATACCCTGGCGTAGGGTATTTATAGCAAAACCCGAGAGTTGGAACTGAAGCTCCCCGTATACACTATAGGGTAGGGAGCCCCTCTGTATCTCACCAGATACCAGGCCCATGAAGGAGCTGGACTCCCTGGCCATCTCCATGAGACCCAGGGGCGCGACTTCCTCTCCCTCGGCAAGGCTGATCTCCGCACCGGCCTGGTACGGGTCTTCATCTAGTGTCTTAGATCCGTCCCGGCTCCGTACCACGATCCCTTGCTTCCGCGCCCTCGCTACCAACTCCAACATCACAGACATCATGAAGTTGTTCCGTGCGAAGAGTTCCCGGTTCGATTTGAAGATGGACTCGCCGTAGTTAGCGCAGGTATCCGAGCTATAACGGTTCATTAGCCGGGGTTGGATGGGGGGTTGGGAGCCTACAGCTCCGACAATGACTGGAACCCGGTTTGAACCGTGGGGTGTGGGCTCTTTAGCGAAGGATCCCTGGATGACTACGCAGTTATCTTCCTTGTCGTAGTAGTCATAGACGTCGATCCCTATCTCGTCGAACCCGGTGTGGGTGCTCATGCCTTCTTCTAGCTTGAAGTCAGGGTACTCGGACTCGATCTCGGCACGGGTCTTCCTGATCCGGTAACACGCCCAGTCCAGTCCCTTCCCATCCATACACCAGAAGGTATGGAGCGGATCCCACGGCGTGAAGTCGGCATAGGTCTCCCCATCGTCATCTTTCATGAGGAGGGCGCGGCCAGCATACCAACCACGCATAGAAATGTACCAACATAGGCTTTGTTGGGCTGATGGGAGGAGTAATTGGGTCAAACGCTCGTCATTGGCCCGGAAAAGTCCGATCAAGAACTTCTCTTTGGCATCAAAACGCAGCCTATCTATCTCATGGGTGTTGTTATAGGGCATACGGATGATGATCTCGTGGTTAGTGAGCCAACCAACGATCTTATCGGCGTATACCTGGGGTGAGTTGGACGTATAGCTCTCATATCCGTCCCCGGCGTCGTATTCCGCCAGGTTATACAGCTCATAGTCCTCTTCCATGCGCACACGGAGGGCATCAGTCTCATCTGCGTGCCGTTGGACTGCCTGGACGATCTCCTCGGGCTCACATTTAGCCAATTCTAGCTCCTGTTACCAGTGTTTCACCCGAATAGTCTTACGATTCCCGGCGTGGGCGTACCCAAACTGGTCGACCAGGCCGTAGATCGTGGCCTTTATCCCGTGGTTGTTCCGGTCTTCCGGGATATCGCCTACTATATTACCATCCCGGTCGGTTTTCCAGCGATATACCCTGGTTTGTCCGTCAAAGGGGTTAGATAAAGCCCCGAATTCACTCAATATGCCCCGGCATTTGTTGTCAAACATGATCCTGGGAGCCCCGGTCAGGGGGTCTACCTTCAAGAACGTCTTCAACCTCTCCGTTCCCTCGTTGATCCTGACCCTACGGGACGAAAGATAGAGCCCGGTCTCGGCCAACCACTGTTCTGCGACGGCTGGCATGTTGTGATGTTGGGTACCGTAGACGTCAACCACCCCGAAATGCACATTACACTCACCGTCTTTACCCCACCAGGGCCTATTCCTTGCTATCTGAATGATCTCGGAGGTCACCCGGCCCCTCTCGTAGATCTCATCGAACACCCTGACCATGCCATCGATGATCTGGACCGCCATCACAGCGCAGGCATCTCCGTATCCAGGGTCGATCCAGAGGTGTACAGGCTCCTCAGGTATCCATTCGACATCCTTTATGTGGGCATCGGGCCGAAATTCGTGGAATACTAACCCCTTCGGAGGGCAAGGTATCCCCTCGATCCGCTCCATGAAGAACTCATCGGAGCTGGCGGCCCGTAACCTGTCCATCTCGGGGTCTTCCCGGCCCCCAGGGTACAGATGGAAGTTGCTATAAGAGGGCAGGGAGTAACTTACCTCGTCTTCTAACCCATGACTCCACGCCTGGACCAACTGGGGGTACCAACCAAGCGACCCTTCCATGGTCCCAGACATGAATAACCACCCACGCCGGGGCGCAAGCCTAGATCTCAACCTATGGTAGGTCTCCAAGTCCAACTGGCTGGCCTCACAACCCAGTATCCCGTTGGGCGCACGCATCGCCAGCGTCCTCGGATCCTTACCACTCTTCGTTTCGATGCGGGTGCCGTCAAAGAGGATGATCCTACCAGGGTCAACCCGCTTGGTCGCCTCTTTAAGTACCCCTAACTTCCCAAAATCCTCTACCAGGTACTCAAATTCAGCCCTGGTA